TCAGACTTCACTAAACTCTCTCGGTAGTTGCCGTCTTTCTAACTCCGAGATGTATGCTTGCTTGCAATGATCATTTTGCCAAAAAAACAGCTTATTGATTGCAGAATGAAAGAATTTCCATTTCTTTTTCGGGCTTTTCGCAAGTACCGCTCCGCGATATGCTCTAGACAATAGCGTTTCGTCTGGACCTCCCCAAGTGAGAGCATTGAAAGCTTGATCAATCGCAATCGCCACATTTAACCAGTATTTATTCTTCATAGTTAGCACTCCAACCAGTTGAAAAATCATAATTAAGCGGATCTGATGATTTCAGCATTTCCACTCGATGTTTTTCTGCATTGATGTGATCTGCGTTTTCAGTTACAACCATCGCTAGAAAAATCTCATTCAACAAAGTGCGATCCATTTTGATAAATGAATTGTCGTAGCACTTCCAGTCAATCTCGCCAAGTGAATCAATCACTTTATCTAAGCCGAGATACTTCGTCTTTTCCTCTTCGCCAGTTTGAAACCACTTGCCGACTCGAGCGATATATACACCGCCCAAGCCGTTTTCATAGCGTTTTTTCTTGATTTTTTCCCACATTTCAGTTTGTTGAGTTGCAAGAAGTTGAGCTTGTTTTTCTTCATCTAGAACCCACTCGTTACCGTTCCATATGTGTAATTCGGTCGGCTGTCTATCAACTAGAATGTATTGACTTTGAAAATAAATAAGTTGTTTAGTATCAAGCTCTGATTCGCTTTCGACTTCAATTTCAATAAAATCCTCCAAGCTTTTTGGAACTGGGAAAATCTGATATTGATTCAAATCAGACTTTAAGAAATATACTTTCATGAAAACTCCTTTTAGATTGCAGTTATTTGTTTTATATACATATTTGATGCTTCAATGATTTTTATCTTCCTATCTTCAATGATTTCTATTGATATGAAAGTATCAAAAATGCTAAAACAAGCAAAACGTCTTAGAGAAAGACAAAAGCAGTTATGCAGTAAAAAGCAATCTAATCGCGTTAATGCAGCTTTAATAGATATCCCAGTTAAAGCTAAGAAACTAACGGATATTGCTAAATACAATTGCAATAAAGGGCAATCAGGAGTTAATACAGTGAGAGCTGTACAGAAACGTAGATTGGGTTGTAGAGAGTTGGTTTAATATGGTGAAGAGATGAATATTGAAATTATTGTTAAGTTTGATCGAGATGAAGTGTGGTCTATAACTTATGATAAACACAAAAATGTTCCAATAAAAGGCAGTTCAATCAGTTCAAAAGAAAAATTGAAACAGATTAAACAGTCAATAGATATAGCAAGAAAACAACTGCAAAGTCAAATATTATCTAGCGAATAATATTAATTGAATATTGTATGTTGGCTCTACCTCCACCTAAATCAATAATAATATTCCAATATCCTGTTGATGGCGTTGAAATTCTAGCAGGGAAGTGAGTAAAAAATCCACCATAATATTGGAATCGCTCACCTCTCCGATAATGTTGGAAGTTTAAATCAGTCATTAACATAACGTTACATTGATGTGAGCAATTGACAGAAACAATATCTCCGCTATTTAGATGTTCTTTTGCATGAATAAAATTAGCCATAATTAATATCCTTATTTTGTGTTGTGGTATTAAAAATATACAGCTAGAACAAAATAAAATCAATTCCTTATGTGTTGTGGTGACCATAAGCCTTGTAGCTTGGGCAAGGTAAAAAAAGCCAAGCAACTATCAATAAAGCGCACTCAAAGAGTGTTTTTTATTGATATTACAAAAGCAGTTGTTAATTACCACTCCGCCCTCTTATGAGGGCTTTTTTTTATGATGTTTTAGCAAAATATTTCTTCATCATATGGTCGAAAGCAACGGGCAATAGAGATACTCCAACCAAATTGAACAAAATCTTAATGAAAAAATACTGCTCATAAGCAATGGATAGATCGCTACTAAAATTTAGCCCAATGTGTTTCATCTCATCAAAGCTCAATGCACCAGCGGTTAATTGTGTAATGATAGAGAAAATGAGATACACCTCATAACCATAGATTTTATTTAAGTCAACTTTGTAGTGAATTATCGTGTAAACACCTGCAATCGCTAATACGGTAATGGTGTAAATTTTCCATTGCCAACCAAAATCTAAATCGCTTTTTACCACGAAAGCATAAAACCAAAATGGCACACACCATTGAATAAATTTCAACGCATACTCAAGTTTTCTAATTTTCATAAGGAACTCCCAATGTTCAACAAATTAAAACAGTATTTTAAACGCTTTGAGAAAACATACCCAATACTGACAGAATATATAGTATCCGTTCTGATTTTATTCACGACAGGCTATATTTTTCTCGTTTTGTTGAGATAGTGATTTGACAACCACCACCCTTTTGATTTAGGATATAACCACTTTCAACAGAAAGTCGGCAAGCCACAATTAAGTGGCTTTTTTTGTATCTGAAATTCAAGAGTAAACTAAAATGAAATCAGTCAAATCCGAATTAACTAAATTAAAAAATACGATTAATCAGAAAATCAACAAAGAATATGATTGGTTAGATAGCGGAATAACATCTGTTGAAATAATGCAGGAAATAGAGAAAACCTATGCCCTGCTTGATAAATTTGACAATGTTAATAACTCGCTTGAAATAGCCTATGCTAAATATCATTGTCTTAAATTGATTAAACATATTAATTACATTCTTAATAAAAGAAGAGAAACAAAAAAATGGGATAAACGAGATGTGCTATCTTTTATAGCTCATTTAGTAAAACTTCGATTAACAATTCGAGAACTCTATTTCATCGAAATAAAAGGTGAATTTAGAACCGAAGAAGAACGCCAAGCCATCGCCGCTGATATTACCAAAATCAAAGAAAACTTATCTGAACATATCGCATTAGAAGAACAACTTATTAAAGATCAGCAAGAATTTGCCCAATTACAAAGTACGCTTTCCACTCTCAAAAAATCTTATGATGCCGTTCAAAAACAAGCTGATGAAATTACCGAATGGCATACTAAAACCGATGAACTTACAGATGAAATTATTGAATGGCATGAAGTCGGTGCGGAACAATCGAAATCTATTGAGCTACTCTCTAAACAATCTGAAATAGACAAACCTAAAATAGAAGCCTATAAAAAGGAGATCGAAGAAATGATCAAACTATTCAAAAAACAAAAAGAAGAAATCCAAGACATCATTGATGACGCCAACAGAGCCAGTATGGCAGGGTCTTTCAAAAAACAAATGGAAGACATTAACAAAAAAATGAAATGGGCTGATGGTTTTCTCATTGGTTCACTCATCATTACAGCATTATTTTCATTATGGGGATTCCAGTCCAGCTTCATAACTCCCCAAAACAGACTAGAACCAACATTCTTTAGCTGGTCCCAATTTCTTGCTAAATCAGCTATTTCCTTGCCTTTTTTAATTGTAGCTTGGATCAAAGCAAAAGAACGTGCCTATCTATTCCGCCTACGTGAAGATTATGGCTATAAATATTCCTCTGCAATGGCATTTGAAGGTTATCGTAAACAAGTCCAAGAACAATCGCCTGAATTAGAAGAGCAGCTCTTACAAATTGCTGTAGATAATTTAGGTTCTAACCCAACTAAAGTATTTGAACGCGACCTAAAATCAACCCCACTCGAAACCATTATTGATGGTGTTGGCAGGCGGTTAGATAAAGCAGTGGAAGGTATTAAAGGGCAAGTAAAAGATATCCCACAAAAAACAAAAGAATTGATTGACGAATAAATTAAATTTGACAAAAACCGCAAATAACGGATAAGATAACCGCACTACAACTCATAGCGGTAATCCGCACCCGATAGCATAGCGGTTTTTTTATGCCTAGAATTTAGTGTTAGACCGATCAATGATCGGGTCGAGAGAGCCTAATACAATACCCTCGTGGAAATAAGCTCCGCTGTCTATGAGCAGTAGTTGAAGCCCGATCACCCTACTAAGGTGATGCTAATCTAACTAAATCTCATAGGTATAAAATTATGTCAAATCAAGTTCAATTCAACACATTCAATTTCAAATCTTCCCAAGTTCGTGTAATCACCGATCCAAATCAAGAATTTTGGTTCTGCGGTTCTGATGTTTGCTACATCTTAGGTTATAAAAATGCCCCTGATGCCTTAGCAAAACACTGCAAACAAGGGAGTATAGCAAAACGCTATACCCCTACCCAAAGCGGTGAACAAGAGATGATTTTTATTAACGAACCAAATTTATACCGCCTGATCATCAAATCACGCAAACTAAAAGCCGAACCATTTGAAACGTGGGTATTTGAAGAAGTCTTACCCCAAATCAGAAAAACAGGGAAATATGAAGTCCAGTCACAACAACTTGCCTTACCTGAACCAAAACCACATGGAATTTTACTCGATGAAGAAGCATTTTATGTTGTTGCAAAAGCAATAGCTAAATTAAATGAATCTACATTTGAGTGGGAAAAAATAATGGATTTGTTTTCAGAACTTGAAAGCCACAGAAACTATAAGACAGCATTTAATCTCGGTGTTGCCAGTTACAATCTTGCACAAAGTTCAGAGAAAATCATCATGAAAAATCTAGAGCAGATGAAAAACAAGGTATGGAAAAAAGAGCTTGAAGATTTTATTTTCTCCAATCCACACCTACAAAATCATACAGAAAATAAACTAGTTCACTACTTACGTTAAAACGACTGAAAAACCGACCGCACTTTTTATCGTGTGGCGGTTTTCTGCACCCAAAATTCAGCATTATCCAAGTAATTTATTTTTTTCAATCCATTGTTTGATGATGGGAAAGAAATACAAGAAACAACGGATGAAAAGAATAATTGAGCAAATTTTTGCAATATAACCCACTTGTGCGGCAGTGAGTATCATGCCAAAGAAAATAAATAGTTGCTGTTCACCCAAAATTAAAAAATTAAGGGAAATCACCACGGCCATAAGCACATAGTTAATGATTGCAGAACAATATTTCATATATTCACCAATGAGGATTAAGACAATGAAAAAACAAATTAAATCTATATTAATTAAACTCAAAAAGAAAGAGCCAATCATTATTTTAACCTTTCTATTGATTGCACTTTTTACGTTGTTTTGTTAAGCCAGCAAAAGGAAACGATTATGAAACACACCAATCTATGGAACCTTTTCGGACTCCTTCTATTTCTTATCGGTCTAGCCATGAGCTTTATTGCTTCCGAAGCAAACGCAGAAGCAATCGACTGGGAGGCGAAAGCAAAAGCAGAATGGATTATTGAGCATGGTGACAATCAAGTCACACTCACAGAAGAAGCTGAGCGTTATTTAAGAAAACAAACGATGATTATTCAGGAGTTTTATGATGCTAGAAGAAAAGATTCCAAAAATTAAGGTGTAATTATGAGAAACAGACGATTTTTGCCTGCTTGGCAGTGCGACAGCGATCAAGATTACTACGCACAGTTTGAGCAAAAAGAAGAACGTAAAACAGATCCTGATGATGATATGAACGTCGATTTCATGGATCAAAACATTAAATACCACAATGGCGATAGAGGTTAATTATGGAAAAGCGAGTGAATAGACAACAGATAGACCGCATTTATCAAATGCGGAGAAATAAAAAGCTAAGACAGATAAAAAAATGGATCTTTAGCGGTAAAGTTGACACGATTTCCATTTATAGAGTGCTTCAAAAATACAATACAAAACTCCTATTCTAAAAGGTGAAAGTGATGAAATATGGAAGGTTAACATTATTAGAGCCTATGCGAAGAACTAGAGATAAACATAAATGCATTTGTGATTGTGGAAACATTCTATTTGTGCGTCTTAATTCGCTAAAGTCTGGCAATACAAAATCTTGTGGATGTTTAAAAAAAGAGCTTACATCTCAATGTTTTTCTAAGCATGGAAAAAAATTCACACCTGAATATACATCTTGGCAATTAATGAAAGATCGTTGTTTAAATAAAAATAACAAAACCTATAAATACTACGGTGGTAGAGGAATAAAAGTTTGTAGTGAGTGGATTGATAGCTTCGAGCGTTTTTTCTTAGATATGGGGGAAAAGCCAAGTAAGCATCATACACTCGATAGGATAAATACAAATGGCGATTACTCACGAGAAAATTGCCGCTGGGCAAGTAAAAAGGAGCAAGTTAGAAATCGCCATAATACAAAAATGATTAAATATAAAAATGAGACAAGACCGCTTGCAGAGTGGTGTGAAATTCTAGGATTAGATTACACCAATACAAATAAGCGATTATTTAGAAAATGGACTATCGAAAGAGCATTCACAGAACATAAAAGGAGATAAATATGTCACAATTTATTTATATTGATGTTGAAACAATTCCAACACAAAACAAAGATTTCCAAGAATATGTGTGCGAGAACTTAAAACCACCTGCCAACTATAAAAATCAGGAAACGATTGATAAATGGATGGCTGAAAATAAAGACGAAGCGGTAAATAAAACATCTTTAGATGGTGCTTTTGGTGAAATTGTAGTTATTGGTGTTGCGATTGACGATCAGGAACCAGTGCTTTTTTATCGTAAAGATTGGCAGGCAAAATATCGAGAAATTGATATCTTGCAGCGTTTTAATGACTACTTAAAAGAACATGCAATTAAATCTATGACGGCGCCTATTTTCATTGGTCATAACATTGTGAATTTTGATTATCGCTTTATCTTCCAACGTTCAGTGATTAATGGCGTGAAGCCTTATTACACGCAAAACAAATTAAACACTTTTGACACAATGACAGAATGGGCAGGATATAAAGGCACTGTATCACTAGATAAGTTATGCAAAGTGCTTGGTATTGAGCAAAAAGGCGATATTGATGGCTCAAAAGTGTGGGATTTTGTGCAGAATGGCAAAATTGATGAAGTCGCAGAATATTGCGCAAAAGATGTTGAGCGAGTTCGCCAAGTGTACAAGCGGATGACCTTTGCTGATCATCCTAAGCCTTACACCGATCCACTACTGGGGCAATTCCCTTAAAAATTCCACAACCGTTGCATTTCTTCGTGATTGCAATTCCACGTTGCCCAAGAGTTATTGGTCATATCAAATACCGCAATCCCATCATCACCATCAATATATTGGCGAAGATAATCACGGATTTGCACCGCACTTTGAGTCGATTTGATATACCAAACCGACTCAAGTACCTTGCTATGTAGGCGATATGTCTCCCGTATCGCTTGAATTAGCTTGGTATAATCACGATGATTTCTCAAATCATAACTCACAATAAAATTAGCCATTTTGAAGTCTCCTGTTGTTAGTGAATAAAATTTAAGCATTTCTATTCTAGTTTAACTTCAGGGGATTTCAAAATGACGAATTGAATATTTGACACCGCCGCCCTTTCGGATTAGGATAACCGCACTATACAACGCAAGCGGTCATCCGCACCCGACAATTAGCGGTTTTTTTGTGCCTAAAATTTAGGTAGCGATCAATTATGATCGGGTCGAGAGAGCCTAATACAATACCCTTGTGGAAATAAGCTCCGCCAGCTTGCGTTGGTAGTTGAAGCCCGATCACCCACTAAGTGATCGACTAACTAAACTAAAACGCAAGGTACAAATTATGTCAACTCAAATTCAATTCCAATCATTCTGTTTTAAATCTTCCCAAGTTCGTGTTGTTACCGATCCAAATCAAGAATACTGGTTCTGTGGTAAAGATGTCTGCGATATTCTCGGCTATACGAATGACAGTAAAGCACTAAAAGATCATTGCAAAGAAAAGGGGGGTAACGAAACGTTACTCCCTTACGGAAGGCGGAAAACAAGAATTAACATTCATCAACGAACCAAATTTATACCGCCTGATTATAAAATCACGCAAACCAGAAGCCGAACCATTTGAAACGTGGGTATTTGAAGAAGTCCTACCCCAAATCAGAAAAACGGGTAAATATGAAGTTCAACCACAACAACTTGCTTTACCTGAACCTGAAAAGAAATATACATTCTCATTTACTGAATACGAACTACAACAACTTGCTTGGGCGTGGTTTGCATTTAATAATTGTACTGAAACACTACATAAACTCTATTCTCCATTACGAAAACTAGGCTCGCATTTCGCACCAAAAGCCTACGATCAAGGTATGGAATACTATCGCCTTGTTCAAAGCACAAATGACACAATTAACCGCATAACAAAAGACTTTAAATGCGTAAGTAATAACAATTGGCGAGTGCTAGAACACGTTCGTAATTTCGATAAGAACGCAATAGTCTACAACCAAATTCACGATTAAAACTCATTGAAAACCGACCGCACTTTTATCGTGTGGCGGTTTGTCTTACCCAAAATTCAGCAAAAAGGACAGATTATGTACAAAATCCTACTTATTGGCGTGCTTTTGTGGGCAGGCTTTGAATTAGAGTTATACAACGATTGCGATGGATATCAATGTCACCAGACTTCAATCTTAATAATGAAAGGAAAATAATATGAATATTTATCAGAAACTAGCACAAGCACGAGTAAAATTACAGGAAAAAGGATTAAAGAAAACTGGAAAAAATCGCTCTTTTAATTACTTTGAATTAAAAGACTTCCTCCCTTCTGTTAATGAGATCTTTGCACAATTAAACATGTGTTCAGTTATATCTTATACGAGTGAGTTAGCTACATTGACTATTTATGATGGAGAAAAAGATGAAAAGATAATCTTCACGTCACCAATGGTTGAAAAAGCACTACCAAGTGGAACTGATATTCAAAATCTTGGTGCAATTCAGACTTATCAAAGACGTTATCTCTATTTAACAGCTCTTGAAATAGCTGAAAACGACATGGTTGATTCACTGGACACAGGAGGAGAACAACCCGCCCCTCCAAAGAGCGTGTCGCAAAGCAACTCAAAACAGCCTGACCAGCAGAATATGAGTTCTGGTCAAACTAAAAAGCCTTTTAATGAAATGATTAATGAGAGACTAAACCAATGTAAATCAAAAGAAGAATTGACTAGTCTTTACGATCCGTTAGTCCAATGGGTTGGAGAAAAACATCCAGACAAGGTAGATGAATTTAACATCATCTACAACGACAAAGTATTGAGTTTTATGTAAGGGGTAAATAATGGCTGGAGTTAATCGTGTAATTATTTTAGGGAATTTGGGTAACGATCCTGAAATCCGCACAATGCCAAATGGCGACGCAGTAGCAAAAATTAGTGTGGCTACGAGCGAAAGCTGGATCGACAAAAACACAAACGAGCGCAAAACGCAGACAGAATGGCACTCTATCGTGTGTTATCGCCGTCAAGCAGAAATCGTTGCCGAATATCTTCGCAAGGGTTCAAAAGTCTATATTGAAGGTCGTTTGCGAACTCGAAAATGGCAAGATAAAAGCGGACAAGAACGATACATCACAGAAATTCTTGCAGATAAGATCGTCTTGCTTGATAGCAAGCAGAGTGCGGGTACTGGCAATGGCAGTCCACCACCAGCACAACAGCAACATGATCCGTATGGTGACGCATTTAGTTGTGACAACATCCCGTTTTAACTAAGAAATTGAGTTATTAAGTAAAACTTAAATACTGAATAGCACGCAATAGCGTGTTGTTGGGAAAAAACGATAGGATTTAACATATTGAAGTGCATTTTGATTTTATTATATTATATTATATTATATTATATTATATTATATTATTCATATTACATTATATTACTTAGTGTTACTAAATATGAATACAGAAGAAATTAAAGAATCAAGATGCGATAGATTAACATGTATTATAACGATACTCATATACCTTCTTTTTGGCACTTGGATAGGGTTATGTATTTTTTTCTATATATACGTTGAGTCAGGCTCTACTACAGATGGGTATAAACTTAATACTAAATTTGAAATAGAACATCTCATAGATGTCTCAGGTGTAATCGCAACATTTATATCTAGTGCGGGACTAATTATTATTGGGTATTTAACATATAAAAATCAAAAAAGTAATGCATTCCAAGTTGAATTTGACAATCTTTTAAAAGAACATCATCGAACTATTAAAGAAACTTTTTATCAAGATGGAAATTTCAATTTTCATACACAATATTTATTACATAAAATATCACGTCAAAATCATATTGAAAATGGAAACAATACAGTTGTTAATTTAAAAACGGTTTCCGAGACTTTTATATATGGTCGAGAGGAAGTCTCAAGGTATTTCATTCTGCTATATAGAATACTTGATCGAATAGATAAGGAGGTTCCTAAAAATGATAAAAAAAGATATAGCGGTTTACTTAGAGTTTGCATTCCTCATGAAATATTATTACTTGTAGCTGTGAATGCTCTAAATGAAAATTTTGGTAGATATAAATTTTTATTAGAGAAATTCGAATTTCTTGAACATTTACCTGTTTCATTAAGATTTTTTAAAACTATACGTTTAAATTCAGCGATTTATTTAAATAACAAAAAAACAGAATTAGGAGAAAAGAGCCTATTTTCCTTTGAGTTATCTTATATTGACTCTGAATTTAAGAAAGATATCAGCCGTCTGCAAGCAGGAAACTTGAACAGGATAAAAATTTTCTATGAAACCTATCTTGATGATTTCCTAAATAATCTTTTCGAAGAAAAGATATGGGGTGGAAATATTTATAGAATAAAATATCTTGAAGCAAAAAAAGCTAAAAGCTAATTATTCTACATAAAAACTGACCTTAAAATTCAGTTTTTTATTTGACAACCACCGCTCTTTCAGATTAAGGCTCAACCAAAATAGCAAAAAAGAACATCATACTTACATAATAAAATCAATCAGTTAGGAGTAAAAAATGACAGAAAAAAGATCTACCCCAAAAGTGGTTCCATTAGATATTGAAGTGAGTGCTGAAACGGTTATTGATGGCATAGAAATGGGTGTGCTTGCAAATGGCATCCCTTACCTTACTCAAAATGGATTAGCAACTGCCTGTGGTGTTCAACGGCTACGTATTAAAGAAATTTCTGACGAATGGGCGGAATCAATTGAAAGTGGCATTTTCAAAAAAGGAAAAATGACATTTATCAGCTCTTATCTTAGAGAACGTGGATTTGACAACCCAAAACTCTTTATCCCTTTTATTAAGAATGGTACAGAATACCATGCATTCCCAGATGTGGTTTGTATGGCTATTTTAGAATTTTATGCTTTCGAATCATCAAAGACAGATAATCAAGTTGCGGTTCGCTCATATCGAAACTTAGCAAGATACGGACTAAGAGAATATATTTACAAATCTGTTGGTTACGTTCCTGATGATGCTTGGAAACATTACCACGATAGAGTGTCCTTAATCAAAAATAAAGCAAGTGTTCCCGAAGGATATTTCATTGTGTTTAATGAAATTGCAGGAATGATGATCGACCTTATTAATTCAGGATTAGTAGTAAACCAATATACTGTTCCAGATATTAGTGTTGGGCTTGCTTGGTCAGCTCACTGGAGAACAAATAATCTAAGTCAAAGTTTAGGTGAAGTCAAAGATTGTTCTCATTATTACCCTGAAGCATTTAGACAATCTAAATCTAATCCGCAAAAAATTAATGCTTACCCAGATGCCGCATTACCTGAATTTAGAAGATGGTTTAAGCAGGAATATCTACTAACAAAATTCCCAGCCTATATACTCAAAAAAGCCACCTACTTACCAAAAGGCAATGAAGATGCAACTAAGTTAATTGAAGCTTTTAAAAACTAACCATTTGACAAAAACCGCAAATAACGGATAAGATAACCGCACTATCTATTTCAGTCGGCTATCCGCTCCGACAAATAAGCGGTTTTTTGTACCTAAAATCTAGGTGCGATCAATTATGATCGGGTCGAGAGAGCCTAATACAATACCTTCGGGGAATAAGCTCCGCCGTCTGAAATCGGTAGTTGAAGCCCGATCACCCACTAAGTGATCGCATTACTAACTAAAATTTCAGGTACAAAAATATGTCAAATATCAATTCCTTTAGAAGTCTATCCATCGACACGATAGACGAAATCAACAAACTTACCGAACAAGCCAAATCACTTATCCAAATTGTTTTGAATGATGGAAACGATCTCTCGTGTGGATTTGCATCATCTCAACAAGTTATTACTGGTACGCTCTGGGCAGCTTTAGATCTCGTCTCTCAAATTGACCACCACATTTCTAATGCAAAATAATAGGAATTTTTATATGAACACATTAATTACATTAAACAATGAAAATTTAACTATGAGCAGTCGTGAAATTGCTGAACTTGTAGAAGCTCGCCACGATTCTGTCAAAAGAACGATTGAACGCTTGCAAGACAAAGGGTTAATTCAACTTACACCATTGGTGGAAGTTAAAAATCATCTTGGTCAAACCGTAACAGAATATCGTTTAGTTAAGCGTGATACTTATATTGTTGTTGCTCAACTGTGTCCTGAGTTTACCGCTCGACTTGTGATCGTTGGCAAGAATTAGAAAATCAAATCCGACAACCACTTGATCCAATACAAATGCTCAATGACCCTCGAACTTTACGTGGATTACTAGACAATTATACTGAAAAAGTTCTGGTATTAGAGCATAAAGTCGAAGAAATGAAACCGACTGTGGCAGCTTTCGATCGCATAGCTACTAAAGCAGAGGGAGCAATGTGTATTACTGATTCTGCTAAACACTTAGGTATCAAACCAAAATTTCTGTTTGATTTCCTATCATCACAAAAGTGGATCTATAAACCACCTGGTAACTCTAATTGGATTGCTTATCAAGATAAACTACAACAACTATTACTTGAACATAAAATCCATGTAGCAATGCGTGATGATGGCACAGAAAAAGTTTGTGAGCGTGTATTAATAACTGCAAAAGGGCTGACAAAACTCGCAAAAATATTTGAATTACAGCAAGCAGCATAAGAAAACCGACCGCACTTTATTGTGCGGTTTTTTATTTAAGGAGAATATTAATTTTATGATTCACCCAGAAAGCGAAACAGCAGAATTAAACAAGCGTGATTTAGATGCGATTGATGAAGAGATCGCTTTGCACGAAAAGAAAATCCACGCTCTCAATGAAGAACGCAGAGAGTTTATTAATCGGAACGATTTAAACAAGGGAAAAGAAGAATGATTAAAGAAGTGTTAGACGAAAGAGAAACAACACACGGTGATTTTCATGCTGGCGCAATGGATTTTAAAGAGTTAATGAATGTTATTAATAGCGGTAAGAGCAATATGGATTCATCTCAATATTACGCGCTCACAATGATAGCTACAAAGATTGTGCGGATTGTGAATGGAAATCCGCACGAGGTTGACCATTGGCGAGATATTGTGGGTTATGCGACGTTAGGTGGCCGTTTGAATATTGAAGATGAACCGCTAACTCCACAGTCAGCAGTTGATATCTTGCCAGTTGTAAACTATCCGCAGAATTAATCCAGTTATTAAGTAATACTTAAATACTCAACAGCACGCAATAGCGTGTTTTTTTGTATCTAAAAAAGGACAAATTATGAAACCACAGAAACGATATTTTAAATGCCTTATTGATATAGAGCCAATTAAATCATTGAATGAACAATGGTTTAATGATCGAAAAAAAAGAAATAATGAATTAAAAGCTATTTTCGATACGATCCCCTTTTATGAGTGTTGGCACGGTGATGAAAATAGTATTTACGGCATTGTATACAATAGAAACAATCCAGAATTTGAGAAAATCAAGGATGATAACTCTTACAAGATTGAGAAAATAACCAATGAAAGAGTAAAAATCACAGGCAATGGACGAACTAAACAAGGCAAGGAACTAAATGCAAAGATTAAAAAAATTAGAAGCATTTTACAAAAATACCCTAGTTTTAATAATTTTATATTGAATGAGCTAAATTTACATTGCTGGGTTCTTGGTGGGCGTGTGGGATATAGAGCAGTGTGTGGTGTAGTGGATAATCATTTTCTTGTATCAATACCAGTCAAGACAGAGGAATTTGGCGGTGATGAATTCCCAAACATTCCAGACTTCCTAACTGAAATTAAGCACAGTGAATTTCTCGCTATTCAAGGTGAATAACCAATTTAATAAGCCACTTAATTGTGGCTTTTTATTTTTAGAAAGGCAATTATGATGAAGAACAAACCGATTCTAGATGCATGTTGCGGTTCTCGTATGTTTCACTTCAATAAGAATAATCCCGCAGTTTTATTTGCGGATATTCGAGAAATCGAAACAACATTTAAAGACAGAGATAAACAGAGAAAATTAGAAATCAAACCTAATATTTTCCACGACTTCACATCAATGCCGTATCCCGATAAATCATTCAAACTAGTCATTTTTGACCCGCCTCACTTAATCCAAGGTGGTGATAACTCGTGGTTAGTTAAAAAGTATGGCCGACTTGATAAAGACTGGAAAACACAGCTTAGAAAAGGCTTTGATGAATGTATGAGAGTGCTTGATGATTTTGGCACACTAGTTTTTAAGTGGAATGAAACACAAATCACAGTGAAAGAGATTTTAAGCATTCTTCCAGTACAACCCATTCTTGGCCATAAGTCAGGAAAGGCGGCAAATACGCATTAGTTATTATTTATGAAAGGAATTTAACTATGACAGAAACAGTAACAATATCTAAATCATTCTATGAAATGTTATTAGCTAATACAAAAAGAATGAATTTTCTTGAGCGTTATCGACTGTCGATTGGAAAAGATAGTGAAGAAAAAGGGATTGAGCTTGTAGTCGAGGAAAGAGGAATAATTGATACTTTGCGCTACGGTAGCGTAGCGGAATGTATTGATGGTGCAATCAATGATATGCGAAAGCTTCAAACAGTATTCTGGGTCGGTGAAGAAACTGAAATATATGCAGCGCGTTCACTTGAAGAGTTGGTTCTAGAAAAATGGTTCACTGAAGTAGAGATGGAAGAATATAAGCGCGAGGGTGCTTGGGGTGTAGTCACTGATTTAGACAAAGAGCTTAACGTCTTCAATGAAGAGACGGGGCTTAAAGAGAAAACAACACTTAAGCAATTATTAGAAGATTGCGTAAACTTTCCAGACCAATTGCTTACTAGCTACAATTGAGGTGGGTTATGACAGAAGAAAATAACGGCTGGATTAGTATTAAAGAGAGATTGCCAGAAGAGAGAGAAGATATTCTTATTTACACTAATAAAGGTGAAATAAAAATTGCGTGGCGAGATGATATTTTTTTTATGTCTCTTGTAACATACGATCTATCTACAATAACTCATTGGCGCCCACTTCCACCACTACCGACAGAATAACCGCAGAAATGCGGTTTTTTATTCCCAAAAGAAAGGATTAGAAAATGAAATACAGAAAAAAACCAGTAGAAATTAAGGCTTGGCAGTTCACTAAGGAAAACTTCAAAAATGGCGTACCAGAGCCTTTTAATCACCCTAGTATAAATTTAGGATACTCTCATATACCGAATGTATTAATAGGGAAAATAGCTACATTAGAAGGTTCAATGACTGTTACAGAAGGCTGTTGGATCATTCAAGGTGTAAATGGTGAATTTTATGCTTGTAAACCAGATATTTTTGAAAAGACTTACGAAAAGGCTGAGGAGTAATTGATTATGAAACCATTTGATTTAGAAAAAGCGTTATCTGGTGAGCCAGTGGTGCTTCAAAATGGTTATAAAGCATTTATTAAATTTGAAGTTCCTTCTGAATACCAAACTCACCAACATAGTGAAATCATGGGGTTCTTTATAGACAATAATAATTATGCTAAACGCATAAGTTGGAATAGAGAAGGTAAGTATAATTCTACTTTAAATGACGATTTTAACATCGTTGGAATGTACGAAGAACCACGACCGACTGTAACGCTTACTTTCCTTGTCCGCTGAAAGATGTTGCCGTTGGTGATGATATTTATATATTAAGCGGCTACAGATACGAAAATAATGGCGTTCCAGAAATTTTAGTGCGCAAACACAACAACAGCACTGAAATATGGAACGCTATTAATTTTGGCTTAGCGTTTAAGACGAAAGAAGACGCACAAGCTTGGCTTGATGCCATGAAAAATGCTCGGAGATAGGAAAATGGGAGATCGTCCAGAATTAATCGTCTGTGCTGCGATTAAATTTGAAATAAGAGTGCCACTCAAAGAACGTAATAACGAGAAAGGTTTCGAATGGGTATTGCCAATGGTTCGTCATTATAGTCCAGATGCTCATGAAACTTTGGGCATGATTGATGACTATTACACCGAGCATGAAGTTCAACAAGGCTTTATCACAAATAAAGGTCGCTTTGTTGACAGAAAAGAAGCGCTGGAAATCGCAAAACAAAACAATCAAATTAAGTTCGATATTGGGTACACCCCGAAAGAACTGTATAGCGAAATGTTGTATTAAGCCGTCTAGTACGGCTTTTTATTTATAGGAGGATTTATGGAAGTTAATATTTATGATGAATTCCTTAGCCCTTTAGAAATTTTATATATTACAGGTTACCTACAACCTAAAAGGCAAATGCAAAGACTTAATCAACTTGGGATCGCATTTATTCCACCTAATGGAAACACCAAGCACCCTATTGTTAGACGTGACTATTCAAACAAGAAAGCACACAAATCGAGTGTTGCTAGCGAACAAAAAGCAAGAGTAGTATGGAGATCTAATGTATTAAATCAAGGAGGTTGATATGGGGCGACCTAGAAAAAAAGAATATCAAGGATTACCTCAGGGGCTAGTTTGTAGAGTGAGAAAGAAAGCCGATGGAACGAAAGTAATGTATTACTATTACACAATGGCTGATAAAAAAGAAAAACCTCTTGGTAAGGATAAAAAGCTCGCTGTATTAGAAGCAGCAAAACTAAACGTACAGCAGAATCAAATAAGTAATAAGATTTTATTTATTGAGGTTCTCTCACGCTATGAAAATGAAGTTGTACCGACCAAAAAGGCCAGAAATACCCGCAATTCAAATATCCAAGCAATACGTAAGTTAACCCAATTTTTTGGCGACCCCCCTATTCCACTTGAAGATATAGAGCCAATCCACATAAGAGAATATCTTGAATGGAGAAAGGATGTAAAACCGACAGCAAATATCGAAATCGGGTTGTTTAATCATATCTGGAATACAGCTAGAGAATGGGGATATACAAATTTAATCAGTCCATCTACGGGAGTTAAAAAGTATAAAGTTCAATATAGAGATATTTATGTTGAAGATTACATTCTCGACAAAATATATGAGTGTGCTTCTGATGATATGAAGGATATTATTGATGTTGCATATTTACTTGGACAACGCCCCATTGATGTTGTGAAGATCCATAGCAATCATATTTATGATGGGTTATTACACATCACGCAACAAAAAACAGGGAAAAAAATCAGATTTGAAGTTATAGGGAGGTTAAGTGAGATTATTAAGCGAAGAATTACCGAAGAAAAACAATGGTTATTTGTAAATAAATGGGGTCGTAAATTAGAAAGGAGATCGCTTACAGACTACTTCAAAGAAACACGTAAAGCTGCAATGGAAAAATATCCTGAATTAGCTGATGAGATTGCCGTTGTTCAAATGAGAGATTTAAGAGCTAAAACAGCCACAGATATTTCATTAAAAGTTGATGATGAGTTAGCAAGAAAACAACTTGGCCACTCTTCTTCAAAAACAACACAAATATATATCAGAAAAGACAAGCCCATGAAACCCATAAAATAA